TTTGATTATTGTAATCTTTTTTCTATGTTTTTATATATTTCTAAACCTTCATCGGTTTTGAAAAATGCTGCTAATGCAGAATATGGGTGTTCATCAAATGGAACTGTCATAATTTTTCTATTATTACTACCCCAATTAAATGTTCTATTATCAGCAGAAAGTTTTAGTAATCCAGCTTCAACAGCTTTTATACCAAAGTTTCTTAATTGAACATTGTCATCATTAGCTAATTCTAAAAACAAACTAGGATTATTCTTAGCATAAAGTAACACATCTCTTTTTATTTCTTTAGATGTCATGTTGCTTACTTTATTACCTTGTTCAACCCTTAACACTGCTTCAGCTAAATCTATATCTAAATTCTTAGCTACATTTAAAGCTTCTATTTCAATCTCTATATCTTGAAGTTCATCAACAGCTGTTTCAACTGGATCAAATTCATTAAATAATCTACCTTTTTGAGGGTGATATAAAGATAACAACTTTTGTAGTGTTTGTTTTTCTTTAGGTACGTTTAGTACACCATCATTAAAAGTAATATGTCCAAGAATAGCATCACCTTTAAACTCATCAACAAATGGAGTTTTTTGATTTACTGTATACTTTAATTCTCTTTCATATCCTTTTTCTTCATCAAACCAATAAATACCTCTACTATTTATTGTGTATGTTAATGGAGATAATCCATCTCTTAAATAATAAGTACGATCTTTGATTTCCCAATTATCTTTACTTACCTTTGCATCCGTTTTAACCGGAGTTTCTTTTTTAGCTGTAGATTTTGCAATATCAATTGTGTCAAATACAGCCTCTTCTTTTTTCTTCTTTTTTGCCATAATATAATATAATTAAATAATTAAAAAAAAATAAAGGGCTAGGTGCCGAAGCACCTAACTCTTTATAATAATAATGTATTAGTTAAGGATCATGAAGTTATTAGCTCCTTGAACAACTAAACATCTTTCTGATAGGTAATGTACCTCCATTGCATCAAGATCAGAAGTGATGTTTCCACCAACTGAACCAGTGATCCAAGTTTTCATTTTTCTATCATCAGTTTGAGAAGCTCTATATCTTACGTGTAAGAAAGGTCTTTTGATATTTTTACCTAAACCTTGATCATAAACGTTTGATACACCAGCTGGGATTATAACTGCTCTTACGTCATCATAATCTCCGTCAACTTGACCTCTTAAAGAAGCATCGTTTAGATATTTCCAGTCAGATTTGTAGAAGTCATAAGAACCTCTTCTGAAACCTGAGAAACCTAAATTTAATGCCATATCCTCATCGTTGTTGAATACTCCATAAGAAGTACCACCTGCACCATAAGAATTTTGAGATGCAAGCATATCATCAATAGCTAAAGATACTGCTCTATTACAGTATAACATGTTTTCTTCTATAGCACCTTGTCCGTCAAACTTTTTAAGGATATTATCAAATGATCCTAAATCGTCTGAAGCACTAGTACCTTTAATACCAGAAGTAACATGACCTCTATCGTTGATAGCTGCGAATAAACCTTCAGTACCAAAATCTGCACCAGCTCCACTTAATTGTGAATCTACTGCAGAAGAACCAGGTACACCAAGTTCACCTTCTAAACATGCCATCTCTAAATAATCAGTGAATCTAGCTCTTGTATCACCTTCAGCTTTCAAATACCATAGGTAACCGTTTTGACCTTCTTCACCTGAAATTTCAACCCAACCAATTGCAGTTGCATCAGAACCACTAACTTCAAATTTATCTTTGATGATAATTGGTTTGTTTACATGCGTTTTGTGTTGAGGTGTTACTGCGTTGCTCATTCCGCTATCTCCTTTTTTGAATTCAGATCCATAAACGAAGAAAGAACATCTAGCATCGCCGTCATCATTAGTAGTAACAAAACCACTAACTGCGTTAACGTCAGCTACAGAATAAGGTAATGCAGTTAATGTACCTGCTGCTGAATCAGCTACAGAAACATAACATTTTGTAATAGTAGGATTAGCCTCACCATCAGATAATACGATAGTTTGACCAACTCTAACTCCGTGATCTGTAGCACCAGTGATTTCACCAGCGTTATTTACAGATGCACCTGAAACAGATAGATGTAATCTACCTTGCTCTGACCAGATTACTCTGTCAGCGCTCATAGGCTCTTCAGCCCCAACTTGTGAAAGGAAACCAGAGATAGTTCTGTTACCGAATACCTCAGCTTCTTTTGCTATAATGTCAGGTAAATACTGTTGTGCCCAACCTTCAGTACTAGATGACGTAAAGTCAATATAGTTACTTGAAAGGGTTTGCTTTTTCGGCGCTGGGGTTGAATTTAAATTCGATCCAGCGGTCGGATTAATTGCTGCCATTTTATTTTAAATTTTAAATGTTTATATTTATTTTCTAATTTTAAATCGGAGTTTGTTAGAATCATCACCACTAATTGCTTTTACTTTGTATCCTCCAACATTTACTTCACCGTGATTTTGTCTCGGTTCCATATCAATGTTTTTAGATTTAGCAACGCTTTCTTTAATTGCGTCAGCCTTGCCTTGTTCATAAAAGTGATTAGCTATAGCATCAGAATTCATAGCTGTAAATAAAGCTTTATGATAACCATCAGCATTATCAATTAAATCATTTTTACCCATAAATTTTTTGGTAAAATTATTAATATTACTTTGTGTTTCCTTTACTTCGTTTACATCTTTAACATTAAATCTGAATTTCTTTTCACCAACATTATATTCAAAACCTTTGAATTTGTCGTTAAAAACATTATTTGTTTTTTCTTTAAAAACAGATCTTTGTTTATTTGCTGCCTTATCAGCTTCTACTTTATCCGTGTTGTATCGATTAAAAAAATCAATAGCCTTTTGTTGCTCAGGAGCCAACTTAGATCCTGACTTGATTTCTTTATAATACTTGGACTTTAACCCGTCCATGTGGTTTTTAGCGTTGGCAACTTGCTCTTTAAACGCTAATTTCTTTCTCTTGACATCTTTAACATCATCTACTTCCTCATCAAATGAAAAACTATCTTCTATTAAAAAGTTTCTTTCATCTTGAGTTAAGTGAGGTTTTGTTTGTCTATAGTACTCATGTAGTATAGACGTGTCATCATACTTACTATAATCTTGATTTAATTTTACATAATCCTCAAGATCACCTCCAGTTTCATTCATAAAGTCTACAACTTTTTGAATGTTTTCTGGTAAGTCTTCACCAGTTTCTTTTGCTTCTTCTACAGCTTCTTCAACTGTTTCTTTAACTTCTTCAACTTTATCTTCAACAACCTCATCAGTCTTTTCTTCTGTAATTTCCTCCAAAACTGGTTGTTCAGTTTCTTCTTTTTTATCTTCAACCTTTTCTTCTTCAACCTTTTCTTGTTCCACTTTTTCTTGAACCTCCTCAATAACCTTATCATCTTTTTCTTCTTTAGGTTGGTCTTCTACTTTGTTTTCTACCTTTGGTTCTTCTTTTTCCTCAGGTGTATCAATTGGTTTTGATAAATCAACTTTTATAGGTTCATTATCATAATCAATTCTTTTTAATGAAGGTTTTTTTACTTTTAATTTACCTTCTTTTGTTGCTCCTTTTGTCTCAACATTTTTGTCAGTGGTTTTTTTAGCCACCTCTTCTTTTTTTACTTTTGCCATAATATAATATTATATAATTAATTAAACATAATGTACTTTCGTACAATTTCTTATTTTCCTATGTATGCTATAATCTGTCCAGCGTTTACATCAATTTCAGTATATCTACCATAAATTGTTACGCCAGCTGGAACATCTACATTAGTTTGTGATATTTGAACACCACCTGAACCTTCTAAATTAGTTTCAGATCCTGCAGCTAAATCATTAGCGGCATCTTCAGTGTTAGCATATACTGTAGCTGTTTCTGCAACCAAACCACCAGAACTATCAAAGTCTGTTGCTGTTAATGCTGTAAATGCAATAAACACACATCCTGTCGGAGGTTTAATAGCGTCACTTGAAGCTGTTGTAAAAACAGATCCCATTATTTGACCTGTCCAATCATTTTTTACTATTGCCATTTTACTATTATTTACTTGTTAAACATATTTTACGTTGGTTCAAACATACCTAAATCAAAGTCACCACTTAATATATCATTACTTGTTGACTCAAATCTTTTAGGTGGTTTACCAGTTTTTCTTTGATCAATTAATTCAGATTGTTGAGATGCTTGTATTCTAGTTCTTTCATCTTTACGATCTTCTTTATTTGATTCTTTTTGTTTTAGTGAATCAATTTCCATCTGCCTTAAACGCATGTTAATTTGAAACTCATGATTCATTAAATCTTTTTTCAATTGTGCTTCAGCTTGTAGTTTTTGTAAATCATTTTGAGCCTCAATACTTTCTAATTGAACCTTTTGCTGTGTTATTGCTTGATTTTTTTGAACCTCAGCTTGTGCTGCAACTTGTTGAGCTTGAGCGTTTGCTTGTGCTTGAGCTTGTATGTTTTGTTGCTGCATTTGCTGATCTAATTGTATTTTCTTTTTTCTTCTTAATTTTAATAAAGAATTAGCAAGTTTTAAATTTTTAACATCACGTACGTCAATAGCATCTTCTAGTTCAATACTATTTTTAGCTAACGCTGCTTGTATATTATTTTCAAGCATTTGTTTTTCTTCTTCATCTGGTGCTAGTTCAATAAATATACCAAAATCATATAAATGTAAATTATACATTTCTTCTAAACTACCAACATTATGCGAACCAATTGCTTGTATGAAAGC